GTTATAGCCTGTTGCAGCGTTACCTGTGTATGCCATGATAAATCACCTTATCTATAAAAATTTAGAGTTGAATTGTTTTTCAAACTCATCATCGGATAAAGCCAAAGGAGAATATTCTGCTTTAGCTTGTGTTTTGGGAGCACCAACCTTTGTCGGGCTAGCAGCTCGCTTTTTGTCTTTACGATTTGTTTCTAATGATTGGCTTTGTGCAGATTGTTGCGCTGTTTTTGCTTTTACAGGAGCAGGCGTACTTGCATTAGCATTATTAGCTAAATGTGCAAACCCTCCATTAGCGTCAATAGCGTCACCAGTTGCAGTGTAAGCGTCAAGATCAGACATACCGTCTAAGCGCCCAAACATCCGTTCTTTATCGACCTGCTGACTGATAATTTCATAAATCCCATTTGCAACTTGGTCATTAATGAGTTTCAGTAGTTGTGGTGATTCTCGAACTTGCAGTTTGCTTTTGTCGTCCCATTTATCGCCAACAATGTCTAATGTAGTAGAAAATGTAGGCGTGTCTTGAATAGCAGAAATAACTTCGTCAAAAACTATTTCTGCGTCATCTACTGTGTGCTTACTTGGGGCGTAGTCAGCATCAGCATCTTGGTCAATGTCTAAAGGATCAATATTGCTGTCTTTTAACAGCTTAGCGATTGCCTTTGGATCTTTTTTATCAATATCAATTAAAAAACTAAGTTTATCTTCACTAAGGAGTTCGTTTTTCTCCAAAAGCTTTAGTAATTTTAAATTAGGCTTTAAAGCCGCCATTTTTTTGTTGTAGTTAGCCCCCATTTGCATGAGTTGCACTACATCATCAGGATCTGTTACTGACATTTCTTTACCGTTTGCTTTAAACGGTGCAGTTACAGCGTTAAAAAAGTTTTCTGAGTCATTTGTAGACTCAGTTTCCGCCTCTTCTTCATTTTCTTGGGCAGTAGTTTCTATTTCAGTGTTTTCGTCGTCGCTGTCATCAACATCTTCGCTGGAGGCTTCGGCTTCGCCCGCCTCCGCTTCAGATGTTTCGTCAGCTTCCAAATCAAGGGCGTCTTCTTGTGAATCCAATTCCTGAGTAAAAGTGCTTTCTGGCACAATTGGCTCATTCATAGCTTCTTCATCAGACATATTGAAGTAATCTGTTAATTGTTCTTCTACAGTAGATTCTTCATTTTCAGCGGCGTCGGTCATTTTAGTGCAACGCCTCCGCATTAAGTTCTGCTAAAGTTTCTTCATCATCTGCGAGCGCTCTAGCAGCCATATCTCCACGCATCTGCACAATACGGAAATAACTGGATAGACCACTAATTGCCAACATTTGATTACTAATTTCTTTTTGAGCCTCGTCAGTTTGCTGAGAATGATCACCTTTGAGATGTACAAGGCGTATCGCTTCTTCTTTAAAGTAGCTATTACCAATAAGTTCATTAAAATCGGCATTAGCTTCTAATCGCTCTAAAGCTTTCGCTAATTTAATAAATCCTTCAGCTTGTTTAATGTTTAATTCAATTTCTTGGATTTGACTTTCAGACATAAAATACCTTTTCATCATTGCTAGTTAGTTGATAAAAAGCTTTATATCTCAGGAATTTAAACTTTTCTGAAGTTTTTTCATTCTTGAGCCAAATAAGCGTCTAATGCCGATTTTTCTATATTAAGAAGATGTTCTTCTCGTTTTAATTCAATATTTCCAGCTGATTGCGCTTTTTGTTTTTCCAAGTCACGTTCTTGTTTAACGCCAGATTCTTGCTCAATAAAATCCAAGTTTTTCTGATCAGTATCGCTACTTAAATTTTGAGCTTTACTCTGGTCAAGCATTCCGCCGGCTTCACGCTCTTGTGCTTGTGCGTATTCATTAGCTACTTGCGCTTTTAACAACTCAACTTGTAACTGTTTCATTTCTTGTTCTACTGGATCAGGTTCAGGTTGATAATTTTCCAATTTTTCAGCTAAATCAGGCATTTTTCGCAAACGAGTAATATCTGCTAGCACCATGCGTCGAATACTAGGGTCTTCATCAGGCCCAATTGTCTGTAGCATAAACGACAGCTCTTGGGCTTTAGCGTTGTCTTCTTCTGCGGTGCTAATGCTCAGACTTAAATCAATTCGCCCTGCTAAGTCATCCCTACGCACAGGAACAAACGTTTCATTAGTTAAACGAACGATTTCTTCTTCGTCTAAAAATTCAGCGTTCATGCTGATAATTTTGCGTCCACACTCAACTAATCCTTCGGCTAATCGCCGGAGAATTCCCGATTCACGTTTAGAAGCCGCATCAAGTACGCCATTAACGCCGGTAGCCGTATCACCTAGCGATGCGCCAGAGAGTCCGCTTTGAGAAAATGCTTGTACGCCCGTTAATGACTCTGCTTCCATGTTTTGCAGGTTTAACATGTACTGGGCAGATTGTGGAATTTCAGGATACGTGTGCATGTGAAAAGCCTGGCGTGGATCTATGTTCGCATTGAACTCGTAATCTTGGCCGCGCTGGAATTTTCGGTAATTAGAAGTATCTAAAGCATCTTTGCGAGTACCCATTTGGCCATTAGCCGAACGCGCCATAATATCAATCATGCCTCTAGTAACTGCACCAGAGATTTTTTGGTTTTCTTCTAATAGATGCCCATCTGGTTCACCGTGCACTCTTCGACGTACTGGTAAATACTGTACTTTGACAAACGGTAGCTTTTTATCAGGAAATGGGCTGGCTTCCATACGTATTTGCGTATTGCCTACCCAAGAGCATACAAATGGCTCTAGGGGTTTATCATCACCATTAATTGCCCAATAGCCCCAGTACTCATACATAATGAGCTGTTTACGGGGGTCATCTAAAAAAGTAAATGAAGAGTCATCTTCAACAGTGTGATCTGCGTGCCCTAATACAGAAGAGTCACTGACTTGAATACTGTCTAAATTTTTGTATTTACCATCTTTGCGTAAATCAGCTAAACAAGTTTCTACGCTATAGATAATAAATTTAGCGTTATTAAGCTTCCCCATGCAAGTAGGATCAACAATAACGTTGCGGTAATCGCACACTTCCAACGTAGGCTTGTTAGTGACGGTTTGCATTTCTTTAACAACTTCACTGCCCACAATTGTTGGCCGTAGCGGAACGCCTGTTTGCATTGACATTTCAAAAGCTTGTTTTAATTCTTCTGGCACATCTAATTGATATTCAGACGGGCTTTGTTGCTGCATAACCTCTAATTCTTGAAAAACTTCTGCCATTTGAGGATCTGGCTGAAATTCAATAATAGGAACATCTTTTTCTATTTCTTCTTCTTCAAATTCCCACCCTACTCGAACAATAGCCGTACCTTCGTCAACTGCAGTACGCACATACGAATCAATAAAATCTATTTTGTCTATTTTTTGATTGATTTGATGATTTAGTAGCAGCTTGTTTTGTAACGCGGCGTCCTTGTCTTCCCAGGTAACTGGCTTTGCGTCAAACAAGTCGTAAGTGTTAAGAAACGGCTCTGAAAGTGAGGCATAACGCCATTCTGCTTGTTTACGAATTAACTGTGGAACGTGTTTTGAACGTCCCTCGCCTGAGTTGATTTTGGCTGTACCGGTTACATTTAGATTATCAAGCCACTTTTCAACACGGGCTATTTGATGTTTATGAGATATATCGGCATTAGTTAAATCTTGTTTTAAATCTTTCAATGACGGTGGATTTTTCCAATCTGTCAATGATTCTGCTTCTTTGTCAATCGGTTGATTGATTTCCACAACTGAATTCATGCTTTACGGACCTTCATAGGATTAATTTGCTCTTTTAGTCATAGTCGCAGAGTAAAAAAATTTATTCTGGTTAAATTTAATTGCTGACAATTTCTTTTGAAGCCGGCGGTGTTACTGTAGCTCTACTTACTTCATCACCTGTGTCGTTATAAGTAATTACATGAGCTGCTCGACGTGCTACATACCCGCCACGAGCTGCGTAAGCATCTCTGGCAGATAAAGTAGGATGTCGCTCGACTACTGCACCACCAAATTCGTCTTGTAAGCGCTCTGCGTGGTGATAGTGCCCTGTATGGATGTAACAGTTTTTAGCTTTGCCCCACATGTCTCTATATCTAGGTTCTGAAGAAAATAATCCAGCTAATTTGTTATTACCTACCTTATGGCCATGGTGAAAGCCCAGCATTGTTTTGCCATGCAAATACGCATAAAAAGGGAATTCTGTATCATCGACATCGAGGCGGGTGTTTTTAGCGTAAATCTTTTTCATAGCTTTACGTACCCAAACGCTTGAAGCTAAATCATGATTACCCTCACAAACCAGTAAACGCACTTTTTTGTGCTTAGTAAGCAGCATTTCGATAGTCCACATAATGACGTCAAGACTTAATTCTGCCAATTTACCAAAACGCGTATCTGCATCAAGTAAATGTCGGTTCATTGGCGTAACTGCATCTAAGCCATCCCAATGCAAATAATCGCCTTGAATATTTAATACTGCTATTGCACTATCTGGCGTACCTTTCATCATCTGCTCAATGGCGTGCATAAATGTTGCAGAGGCTATTTCGGTATCCCATTCTTCTCCTGTTTCTGCAGCCCAGGCATACATGCCTAAATGATAATCAGTCAGTGTATAAAGTGAGAGTAAGTTTTCTATGGGTTTTTTGGGCGCTTTAATTTTTGGTGCCGGCCTAACACTAAAATTTTCTAGTACTTCGCTTAACGCATCGACGCGCTGCGTATCAATGTCAGTTTTTACCCACTGAATACCTATTGTGCCGTCTTCTTTGTAAAGCGTTGACGTTCCTTTTACATAATGCGAGTTAGGCGCAACGTGTGTCATGTCATGATTTGGCGAAAAGCCTTTTCTTGCAGCGTATTCTTTTGCGTTTTGTTCAGCACGTTGTACGTTTCGTACATCTATCCCTAATTGTCTTGCAACTGCAGCTCTGTTTCCTGTTACAAGCAATTCTTTTAAAATTACAATGCGGCGTTTATGCATTACAGGGCACGCTAAATCAATTAATTTCTGTACATCAGTTGTCAAAATATACTCCGCAATAATAAATTTATGTTTACACCCAGCCTCTGTCTTGCAATTTGGTAATTTCTCTACCAGTGTCTACTTGCATACCTTGTGCGCGAAGTAACTGACAAGCACGCTCAAATTTAGCCATATAATTGTTACCCTCATGTGCTTCTCCATTAAAACCTAAAGGCGTAACAATTCTTGCTGCAATGTAGGCAAGTAGCGCTTCTAAATGAGTTAAAGGCAAATTAATAGCAGTATTGTTAGGATCGGCAATCGCATTTGCTTTGTTAACAACAGGATGATCTGCTCGGTAAATTACAGTTAGCGTTGTAACAGGCAATCCAGAAGAAAGTTTTATATCAGTAGGGACTGTGAGTGTGTTGTACGAAGTTGCTCGAATAGATAAAGTATTATTTTCTTTGTTAAACATTAATTCATTGCCGTCGTTATCCAATATGCGTTCGACCT